TTGTATAATTTGATCAGGTTTACGAATAGAGGAGGAGATTATACCGATTGGATTTTCAATGGCAATCTTATCAATTGGCGCCGAAATAAGTAAAGACACAAAATCCAAGGCGGCTATTTGTTCTGCCACTTTATTTTTAAACCATCTGGCACCAGAACTTGCAAGATGAGTACAAGGTGGGTGGGCTATCATCAAATCCCAGTTATCATAAATTAAAGATATCACGTCTTGTTGTAGATGATATCTTGAATTAGATGGTAGAATATCACAGGACCAGGCATCATGTCCCTTAGCTCTGAAGACATCTCTTACAACACCTGAATATTCACAGGCTACTAGAACTTTCAATTTGCCATCCAGCCATTAGGTTGTTCACGATCTCGCCAATCAATATTATAACTTTCAGTTTCTTGTTCTGGCCCAAGACCCTTGGTGGTAAGACGACGACCAGTAATCTTATCGAAGATTTTGGTCAAACCCCAAACCAGAGCATCAACGCGGTCGGGACTGCCATTAGCAGCACTTCGAACGAAATCAACGCTGAACAAACACATTTGATCTTCCAGGACAGGGAAAGACCCAACATGGTGGATACGTCCTTGCTCGTAAAGAGCGCTAATAGGTTCTGCACGTACAACCTTTCCTCGTGTGGCAGTAACAAGTTCAACAGGAACCGCACGGTCTACCGCCTTTAATGTGGACTCAACCATCAGGCCACCTTGGTTCTTTTCAGCAATGATCTTGTCAGCAGACCAGAAACGATAGAGACTGACGGCTTTCTTGGCCCACTCTTCGGGGTTGCCCCGACAGGAACCGTCCGCAAGTATATAACCTCGCGCATATCCCTCAGCATCCCTAGCCAGACCCACAACTACGATACCATGCTCATCGCTATCTTCTGTATTAGTGACAGCCGGATCGACCGCCACATAAACTTTCTCCAGGTTCTCTGGGCATTCTTTGACTCGACAAGCATCAATCATATCCCGATTCCAGAGAGCCCCCGGGATGTCCGTTAGAATCTCGCCACTCAACTCCTGACGTCCTAGGCGGGTGCCCCCATATCGCTCGTAGAGCTGCTTGACAGTATTCACAGCCAGATTGGCTTGATTGTCTAAGGTAGCCCCCCGAGTCACTTTCGTATCCGAGTCTGCCATCAACCTCTTGATAAGTGGCAACGGTCTCGGGGTGGTGGTGACTAAGGCCCTCGGGTGTTCTCCCAGCCTCAAACCAAACTGAAGTTGATCCCAGATCTCCTGCATGTAGCGGAACTTCGCCAGTTCGTCCACCCACGCTGCATGATGCTGAGGACCCCGAAGCTGATCCGGTTCCGTCGCATTGTAGACCCATGCTTGAGCTCCGTTTGGCCATGTCAGGCGTCTGTTTGTCGGCGACCACTCGGGCCTGAAGTCTTTTGGGTGGCAAGCAAGTATTCCGCTATCTCCGAGTACCATAACGTCTCGGGCGTCCGCCGCGGTTTCCGCCACAAGGGCAATCCGGCTAAATCCGGTGGGCGGGGCTGAGAGCGGTGTGGAACCACAGACATTCTCACGAATCCACTCTGAACCCATTCTGGTCTTACCAAAGCCACGTCCGGCGAGAACTAACCAAGTATTCCAGACACCCTGTGGTGCCAGTTGGTTGGGTCGGGCCCAGAACTTCCAATGCCACTTAAGCTCAGCCTGCGCCGCTTCGCTCAGGGAACTCAATAACGTTTGTCGTTCCGTTTCGCTTAATGAGGCTAGCAATTCTGCTGGTGAAGTCTGCAACGTTTTCTTTTACTTCCTGTTCATGTCGAATAGCAGTACCGTCTGGACCACTGATTTCTTGCCGCTCTTTCCAGAGGGCAATTGATTTACCGGCTAGTTCAATGGCACGAAGAGCCGCTTGAGGATTGTCTGTCTGGGTCTCTTCAATGATAGTCATAAGCTTTGCAATAAGATACTCAGCCTTGACTTCTTGACGCTCAGAACGCTTAGCCATACGTCGATCAATTTCAGCCTTAACTAGAGGGTGATTCATCAGTTCTGCATAGGTTTGATGTATGGACGTCTTGGTCTTACATTCGTACGCAGACAGTTCAATAGCCTTTTGACCATTGAAATTAGCTTCACCAAAGTAGGCGTCAATAAATGTTATCATCTTCGGGGTCAACTTTCTACCACGATAGGTGGTAGGTTTTGTATAACCATCTTTGATCGACATATAAGGCAGCTTAAAACTCCATTGTTAATAATTGCATTATATCATACTATTAATACATTGTCAACCCCAGCCTTCGGCTGAATATGAAGACAACAAAAGAAGTCAAGGGTCTAATGTACTTATTTGAGACTCTAAATGAAACTCTTATTTATAGATGTTTGTATTTGTGATTTTAAATGAGTTAGGTAACATAGAATAATGATCATTAATTAATGATATATTTATGATGATCATATTATAATGTTATCTGTTTAATAGTTACATTGTCTCTGTCTCTCTAATAGAGATATTATAACATTTTACCCGATCCCTGTCAAGTAAAATCGTACAATCCCAGAAAGAATTCTTTGTACGTACATAAGGGTAAGGGTGATTTTTTTATAAAACAAATAAGATGAGCTAACTTACGTGGAAGGCCGCCTCAATTTCACCATACCCCCGCCCCATCCCGGCCCCAATTGGGCACCTTGCTGCCACAGTCTGCAATATGCAATACACTGTTACAAGCTGTTACACTATCACATCGATAAACGATATGCATTCATCGATAGTCGATATGCACTATCACGAACATGTGATTTGAACATTGCAAATACAGGGTCTATAAAGGTCTTGTCACCAGGGCGAGACGCCCCGGGGATGCGGGTGAGGCCCCTGACGGGTGCAGCACTCGGTGGACCCTAGCTCTAGCTATGCGTCGCTCACCAATGCCCGTGAGGGCGCTGGAGATTGATCATGGCAAAGAATAGTCGCCAGAAGCGGACTGCTAAGCGTAAGCTAGCACTCGCATTGCTGGCACAATCACGCAACCCACCTATGGTTGCCACGAAGGGCCATGTCAGGTCAGTATGGTCAAAAGCCATGCCGAGTGTGGCGTCGGCCCCTAATTGGACTACCATGGATGGGTCAGGCAAGGTTGGCAAGTCGGTCAAGGGTAATTTCGTGCCTAAGCCTAAGCATGTCTTCAAGTCGGACGGTATCCTAGTCAAGCGTCTGCCTGACGTGGAGCCTGTCCAAGTTGAGACGGTTGAGGAGGAGATACGAGCCTATAGCCGTCAAGCCGGGCCTCGCGCTAATCCTACTATTCCTAACTCCACGCTGGCCCGTGAACGCTCTAGGGCGGTCGCACGGCTCCGCAAGAGGGAGGAATAGCATCTAGGGTCCTAAAAGAGGTGAGGCTCTAACGGGTCTCACTTCGAAGGCCACACCCTAATGTGTGTGGTCAATACTAGACAGGCCATGTGATCCATGTGCAATGTCGCCTAGCCTAAAGCTAGGTTATCCAGGACGGGTGAATATAGTCCTCCGCTGATAACGTATGCGCGCACAGCTGACAGCAATTGTCAGTTGTTCTCCGTAAGTGTTGGTCGGACTGAAAGCCTTGGACCCCTGCTAACCTTAGTGGCTAGGAACGGTAACGCGACAAATGTCGTATTCCGTCTAGAGGACCAATCTAACTGTGATGGTGACACGTTCTGATCGTGTGTAATCCCAAGACGTTAGGTTGCTCGTCTGGATTGTTACCATGAGGATTGACCCTGGCGAGCCTAGCAAGCTCCCCGCTTAATCAATCTAATGTGGACTAACAGCAATCCATAGAGAAGCAAACCTCACTGCACCATTCGGACGCTCGAATGAGCCTGGCGTATGTGTGGTGCAACGCAACCGTTAGTGTTGCGATAAGCTGACGCCTGAAACAGCGTTCGCCTTGTGCGAACAGAACAGGTAAATCAAAATGAAATATGACTATAAATCTAAGTCGATTGATCCTCGCTATGGCGTGACAAACAATATGTCGCGTAATTTTAGCGAGGCGTCGTCTGGCGTTTTCGCGTGGTTTGCTGACCTTAGATCAGCGGTTCTCTTTGCAGAATTGCTCCTGACCATGGGTCACAATTCCGTCAATATCT